TACCTCAGCGGTCGTTGATAGAAATGAGTTTGTGTTTGACGTCTTCGTTAAACCAGCACGTTCTATTAACTACGTTATTCTGAACTTTGTTGCTGTTCGTTCTGGTGTTGACTTCTCTGAAGTCGTTGGCACAGTTTAATAAAGGAGAATAAAAATGGCTGTATTAAGCGTAGACACATTTAAATCAAGACTAGTAGGTGGCGGAGCTCGGCCGAATCTGTTCGAGGTCAGGTTGAACTTTCCAACGTCGCTCGGCATTACCAAACCAAACGGCGAGAAAACTTCGCTTATGGTTAAAGGTGCTGCACTACCGGCTTCTACGATTGCACCAATCCCTGTACCATTTAGGGGGCGTGTTCTGCAAGTCGCTGGAGATAGAACTTTCGATCCATGGACTGTCACTATTATCAATGACACGGATTTCGAAATTAGAAATGCAATGGAACAGTGGATGAATGGGATGAATTCTCATTCTGCAAACACTGGTGAAATCAATCCGACAAACTACCAAGCAGATTTGGAAGTTGATCAACTGGATAAAAACGAAACCGCAATTAAAGGTTACAAATTCGTTGGTTGTTTTCCATCCGCAGTTTCTGAGATCGATCTTCAGTATGATACTAATGATACCATCGAGGAGTTTACTGTGGAGTTCCAAGTCCAGTACTGGACATCGAATACCACATCTTAACTCGTCACTAAATAAAGGGGACTTCTTTCGGGGAGTCTCCTTTTATTTTATTCGGAACATATTATGGCAGAAGAAGATACTGGCGGTTTGAAGTTGTTTGGCTTCGAACTCAAGCGGGTTACCAAAAAGAAAGAGAATAAGAATCTCGAATCTATTGTGCCACCAGTCGATGACGACGGCGCAGGATATGTTACTGCATCAGGGTTACACTCAGGACAATTCCTGAATCTCGACGGCCAAGATGCCAAAGATAGTAAAGAATTAGTAAACAAATATCGCGCTGTATCGCTCCATCCGGATGTTGATATGGCAATCGAAGAAATTGTGAACGAATCAATTTCTGCTTCAGAACTTAGGTCCTCTGTCGAACTATCATTAGATGACGTTGATACTTCAGACAAAATCAAAAAAGACATGCAAGAAGAGTTCGACCAAGTTGTATCGATGCTGAAGTTCAATGAACTTGGACATGACATCTTTCGATCATGGTACATCGACGGACGAATAGTTCACCACCTTGTTGTGGACGACAAGAATTTAAAACTCGGCATCCAAGAAATCAGACCAATAGATGCTGCAAAGATAAAGAAAGTAAAACAAGTAAAGTATAAGAAAAATCAAGAAACTGGCGTTGAGGTTGTAGATAAGGTGGATGAGTTTTATGTCTTCGAAAAGACATCACCTAAAAATCCTGCGATTGCTGGTGTTTCTCACGGTGTGCAGTTATCTGTAGACGCTGTTAGTTATGTCACGTCAGGTATGTTAGACGAGACACGAAAGAAAGTTGTTTCTCATCTCCACAAATCACTCAAATCAATCAACCAGTTAAGATGGATGGAAGATTCGCTTGTCATCTATCGTCTCGCGCGCGCACCTGAAAGAAGAATCTTTTATGTTGACGTTGGCAACATGGCGAAAGGCAAAGCAGAAGAGTACATGAAAGGTATCATGTCTCGATATAGAAACAAACTGGTATACGACGCGTCTACTGGTGAGTTGAAAGATGATCGAAAGCATATGTCTATGCTGGAAGACTTTTGGTTACCTCGACGTGAAGGTGGTAAAGGAACTGAGATCACTACACTTCCAGGTGGCGAGAATCTAGGCCAGATCGACGACATCCTATACTTCCAAAAGAAGTTATACCGAGCACTGAACGTTCCTATTAGTAGATTAGAACAGGAAACATCGTTCTCGTTAGGACGTTCGTCAGAAATAACACGAGAAGAACTTAAGTTTCAAAAATTCATCGATAGACTTCGTCGACGATTCAGCAATGTATTCCTAGGTGTACTTAAAAAGCAACTGCTCCTTAAAGGAATCATAACAGAACAAGACTGGGATGATTGGAAGAACGATATCTTTGTTGATTTCGTGAGAGACAATCAGTTCACTGAACTGAAAGAACTTGAGATTTTCAGAGAAAGAATCGCAGCACTCAACGAGATTGCACCATACGTCGGAGAGTATTACACTAAAGAATGGGTCATGAAGAATATTCTTAGAATGTCCGACGGTGAATACGACGAAATGGACAAGGACTTAGAGACAGAACCACCTCCAATGGGAATGGAAGAGGAAGAACCTGCACCGAAAGCAGAACCCAAATCTAAACCTGCACCGAAAGCAGAACCTAAACCACCTAGTAAGAGTGGCGCTGGTTCCGATGCTGACAAACCTATACCAGATAAACTCGCGTCAGAACTAGCATCTAAACTCGAAGTAGAACGATACATTCCTAACGGTGAAGAAGAACTCATTGAATCTATGAATCGATTCGTGAATAAAATGAATGAGGAATAAGGGTGACACAACTTTCGCCTATCACCACTACTGCGTTTTCGTTAGCGTACACGAAAAAAGAATTCGACAGACTTTCTAAAACCTTAGAGCAAACTGTGTTGACTCCTGGACCGCAAGGTGAACAGGGACTTCGTGGTTACAAAGGCGATAAGGGTGTGAAGGGCGACCGTGGTCAGACTGGTTCGACTGGAATTCAGGGAGAAAAAGGTGATGCGGGTACAGACGGTAACGATGGTGAACAAGGTGTTGCCGGCGAAGTTGGTGCACAAGGAGAATCGGGACAACAAGGACCACAGGGAGAAAGTGGTCCGCAGGGGAAGAAAGGTGAAGCAGGAGAACAAGGAACAGTTGGTCCCGAAGGCACTATAGGTGCGCGCGGTGCGCGCGGTGAGAAAGGCGATGAGGGCGTTCCTGGAGTCGCAGGAGCAGTTGGTGCTATTGGACCATATGGAGATAAGGGTGACCAAGGAATTCCTGGCCAGGCGGGATCCAGAGGCACCAAGGGTACGTCTGGTACTAAAGGTGACAAAGGTGATGTCGGCGAGAAGGGTGATCGAGGCGATACTGGTTCACCCGGCGAGAAAGGCGATATCGGCGATCAAGGTACGCCAGCGCCAGACTACAGAAAAGAATTTGAGCAACTCGTAAAAGATTTCAATGTTCGAGTTGGAGAGAATCAAGAGTTAATAAATAAGAACGTGGATCAGCAGATTCGTAGATTGTCGAGTTTTGCCGGAGGTGGTGGTTCATATAAGATACTAGACAATGCAGATGTTGATAAAACACGTTTGTCTAGTGTGATCGGTGATAGCATTTTGGTGTTTGATCCTAATAAAAAGAAGTTTGTTGTTCAATCATTCTTAACAATATTAGACAGACTAAAGGCAGACTTAGAAGTGCAATACGATAAATTAATAGACGAAGTGTCCGAATCTGGATTTACTTATGTTGGTGAAGCAGTTCCAGGCACAGACAAGTCTGCGACTACTTGGAGAATCAAACGAATAAAAGAATTCGCAGACGGCGATCTCGATATCCTTTGGGCTAACGGCACCGCCTCTTTCGATAAAACTTGGAACGATCGTGCAACATATACATACAGCGCAGATTAATTCTTATAAATAAACTAAATAAACGTAATACAAACTTAACTTTTTGTCATGCTAATTTGATCAACTTAATAATAGAGGAATATATTCCATGGCAACTATCGTCTCAGCAGCATTAATTAATGCTACAACTGAAACTGAGGTTAACATCGATGCGTCAACCAGAGACATCACACTAAATTTAGCAGGAAATCTGTCGGCAACTGGTGTTACACTTCAGGCTCTGTACTCATATTTAAAGAAAGCGTGGCGAGTCCAAGACTTCACCATCACAGGTGGTTCTAGTACCGGTACTACAGTCACAGTCGCTAATGTCACTAACGTGTTGCCAGGAATGGCAGTTGCAGTTACTGCTGGTACTGGTACTATTACCGCTGCTGCCACAGTCGTGTCTATTGATAGTGCGACAACGTTTACTTTGAGTGAAACACCTTCTCTTGCACTATCAGCTGCAACCGTACAATTTGTTAACCACTTGATCGAATATCCATTCCCTCTGGTAGCAATTACTCCAGAACAGTTTGAATTTTCGTTTGATTGGACTCCAGTTGATGATACTTCACGTAAGTTGATTCGTACTTCTGGTTGGAAAGAAATTAATACTGCTGGCACAATTCAAAAAGAATTTGTTGGTATTATCTCACTTGGTACCATCGACGGTGCTCAAGATGGTGCTGGTGGTGGTGATCAAGACGTACCTTACTATGCATTTAGAGCGTCCGGTACAATTCCTTACGGTAGTACGACAGCGTTTACGTATGCTGGTGAAATCAACGAAGCAATTCAGACCTTCCAAATCGCCGGAAC